CACCATTTCCGTAATACCATCAATCATATAGACCTCTGGTGAATTGAATATCTCCTCAACAATAACAACATCTTCGTCAGTCATAAAGTCAGACATACATTCAATTTTATAATTTGCGATGTTCTCATAAACAGTTGTTCCTCTTTGGTATGCACCCCTTGAATAAAATTGTTTGTCTAATGAACTTTCTTGTCTGTATTGTTTCCTCTCAATATCAAAGGTCTTGGTTGATTTCTTACCGAATGTATAAGTGTCCCACATACCTCTGCCATTTAGAAAAAGCAGATGAACTGGTTGGTTGATGCAGTCAGGATCCATCATATAGAACTCCAATATCTCACTTGTTCTTGCACTGAAATTCATATTGGTTCCTGATGTTAGGTAGAAACAAACTTTACCTGCGTCCTGTGGTATAACATTTGTTCCCGTCTGTGTGATGTTCCACGGCATATAGAATACCGCTTGTTTCCAAATGTCGTAGTTATTTACGATCGTTGAATTGTTTGAAGTGTATGCGGAATATGTGTAGTTGTCGTCTTGAAAATCTGCACCCCTAATAACAACTCTTGTAGTTTGGTTATTGAAGTAATCGTTCTGTCCGTCAAGGAAAGAAACTATAATAGGACAATCGGGATGATGTTGTCTTCTTCTAACTCTTTGTGATACGAAACCATCTTGTGAAATGATCTTGTATTCTCTTCCCGCTGCGTTTAAGAACTCACGAGGACCACAAGTTGTATCAGAACCAGGTTGATAGATGTGTCTAAACAAATCATAGTAATACCACGATTGATTATTCACCTGAAAAAAGTTAGGTGATTGTGTATATCCTGATCCGAGTGTTGCACCCGACAGGTAAGGTGATGGGATAAGTTTATTATCCACACCAGGGAATATGTTTATCGGTGGTGGTTGATATGAACCAAGTAAATCCATATCCACAACTATTGATGATGTTGATGGATCTTCATACTCACAACCAACTTTTACTTGGTATTGTTCCGCGTGCCACAATACAGGTAGATCCGCGTTTAGATCACCCGTAGGCCACAGATTGAATGCGTTTAATGTTCTTGTGTTGGTTGCATCACTCATAGTAATCACAGAGTTCTCCTGAGCGACATAGTTTAGATATGGATATGTCGTTCCTGAAAATCTTGGATTGGCGTTTAGAAATGTTCTTACAATCTCAATTAGATCTATGATTGCACGACCATAACTGTTTGGTCTTACTTTTAATCTCGCGGTGGGTTGAGGATTACCCGAAAAGTTTATACTATCGGGACGGAAATAAACATCTATTACATACTTGAAGTTCTGTAAGGTATATCCTGTTGATGAAAAGGTATAGATGTGTTCTCCATTACTCGGTGTTATGGTTAGTGGGGATTGTTCTATGTTTATTATTACACTCATTTTATTCTGTTGGTTTTTGTAAAAATTTTCTTATGAAGGTTTGTAGATCTAATCCCAACATCTCCATCGGCCCATCAGGTGCTTTGAACGCTTCCACGAAAACATCAAACGCGTCGTCATAGAAGTTAGTTGGTTCAATACCTTTGTCCTTTATTGACTTTGATATTCTCGCTGCAAGTCCCTTCAAACTCCCCTTCTTAAATTGTCCTTTTTGATTTCTATTCAGACCTTTTATTTTGATCCATTCCATCAAAGGTTTTAGTGGGACATAATCACCAGGTTTCCTACCATCATTTACATACTTCCAATAATATATCATATCAACGAAGATCTGTTGTCTCTGTGGTGAGTAAGACACACTTACAGAGTTGTATAACCTTCCTGTTTTCTTTGTGAGATTTCTGATCCCTGTTTGTGGAACTACTTTCTTATAACCTCTCGCGTAGGGATAATCTTTTTTGAGATTGTCCTTGATCTGTTTTTCAAACATCTCCGCGAGTTCTTCCATCGCTCCGTCAAACATTTCACGGGGGATGTCTTGGCTCTGAAATTGATATAATTTATACTGATGTTCCATCTTCATTATTATCACAAGGTGGGAATGTTGAATAAGGTGCGATACATCTATTCAACGCGTCAGGAACTCTCAATCGTATTGTCGCAGACCAACCATTCACATAATCGTCATACGCTTCCTCAAACGGGGTCATATCAATAGGGAAATCAACATCAAGATTACAATAACATTCCATTCCTGTTGCGAGATATAATTGTGAGATTACATCTTTGAGAATGTCTAATGTGTCGGATTGTGTATCAAGGTAATTATCAAAGTTCTTGGTGTTTGCGATGTCGGATATTAGGATAATGAATTCATAAGTTGTTTCCTTACCATCTGTCTTCGCTCTTTGTGGAACTACCCACATAGAGGGATAGTAAGGTGCTTGTCTTCCATCGTTCTCTTGTTTTAATCTCATCTCCGTATCATAGATCAGTTGTTCTATTGATCCCCACCCCCAAGATTGTATTTGATCGTGGTAATCTGCTAATGTTCTCAACAGATCCATTATTTTCTTAAAATTATAATAACCAACTGCGTTCGCCATATCTTATCTTTGTTTCATTTGTTGTTCTATCTTCTGTCTCTCTCTGTGTCTGATCTCGTTTATATCTTTCATATATGATAAATAGTTGAGGACAAATACTAACGGATATTTAGTAATTTCTTCAATCTTTGTAATATCCTCGTTCGCCAATTCCACAAGAGTAGAGAACCAGCCCCAAAAATTATTAAAGGAATGAACTTCACGAGTATCCAAATCATCTTTGCCGTCAATTTCAACTTTGTCCCGAAAGAGCCCCTGAAATTGCCTCGTAAGGTTTTGTCTAAATGAAAAAAAAAATTGGTTGAACCATTCACATAACGAACAGGAAGTTTTCTGAACTCCTCTGACTTTCTTTGTAAGTCCTTTGAATTATACGGAAGATATTGTCCTTTTTCGTCTATCTCTCTGTATAACATAGACATCAATAAATTCATTTCCTTCGTTTTTTCGTGGGGTTCTTTACTCAAATAAGTATCAATATCTATGAACTCACCAAATGTTAAATTCGGTAAATCCAAAAACCTATATCTCTTACCATTAAACTCAAACTCATTTTGGAAATCTTTACCATCCTTCATCAAGAAATTAGAGATCTCATTTGAGATTTTCATTACTTCTATGTAATCACTATTCTCAATTTCCTCTTCTGTAAGTCCTGTTGTGTATGATAATAACTTCACACAGAATTCCCTTTCATCAGTCCATTCTTGTAATAGAATAAGTTTAGACCAATCTTCTACTGTTGGTTCTTTGACCTCGTAATTTTTTCCTTTGTAATTAAACCTCATCATATAAAAATATCCTTTTTGTTTTTTTTATTCACAACTTTACCTAATAACATAGGTTCCGTAAGTAAGTTTTTTCTTGAATGAATGATACGACAACGCGAGTGAGATTACAGTATCATCGTGAAATCCATTTGGTGATCCATACTTTATCTTTCTTGTCTTTGGTGAGTATTCGTATGTAAAGACGGAAAGTTCTTTGTATAGTTCAGAATTTAGTTCTTGTGTTGGTAGTTTTAATTTCTCTTCGTTCAAACACATTATCAAATCCTCAATCATATTTTGTTTTGTATCAGAGTTTGTAATGAATGGTTGAATTGAGGGGTATTGTTTTTTTATTTGTTCGTATAAGACATCACCAATACTATTCACCTCCGCGAATACAACTGGTCTCCATTTCTTCAACTTCATTACTACTTCTGAAATTATTATGTCCCAACTCTTTTGTCTTTCCCTGTAAAAATCAACGATTTCTCCCTCCGAATTGAGGATGGTTAGGACTGTGTAGTCATTTTGACGACCAAAATCCAGTCCTCCGTAATATTTTTTCTCTGGTGAGTAAGGGGGATAATGTTGTAAAACACAATTCACATTCAGGTTTGAGAATACCTCTCCACCATCGTTTATGAATTCTGCGAGGATCTCCTGTTTGTATATTGTTTCGGGGAGTGTTAGTTTCGCTTCAATCAATTCTTCTTCCGTAATGTATGGTGTATCAAATGAGGTTGCGAAGAATGTTTTATATTGTGGGTATTCATCACTCATTCCTCTCATCGCGAGTGTGTGAAACCAGTTCCTTCCCTTCGGTGTTGAAATGAATAATACCTTCTTACCTTGAACCAATACTGTTGGTCTCAATACTGTATTCCATACTTCGTCCTTGATGTATGCTGCTTCATCTATCACCAAGTAGTTTAATGTATAACCACGGAGTGTGTCTTCCCTTTCTCCCGATCTAAAATAGATTACTGATCCGTTGATGAATGTTATTGTGAGTTCTGATTTGTTGATTGATTTT